GCGCCCAATTTTTGCAAGATATGGTATTAAGCTCTTGTTGCACCTCGAACCAAATACCTCTTTCCTCTTATAGACTCGTTTCACAGCCAAACTGCCACGTTTGCATTTCCTCAGCACCTTGCCGTTGGAATCTCTCTGCTTTAACTTCGCCTACCTATTCCAAACCTGAAATAGTTAAGATTAAATTGCTTAGATTGACCATTACTGGCAGGATGTTTGATAGATTTAAAAACATCCTTTTCCTGAGTTACCACAGATTATCTAGGCTAAGCCCTAAAAATGCAAGGCGACTACTACCTTGCGTGTTAATTAGTAATCATTTTGAAAGTTTTCCTTTTTTATTTTTTTGTAGTCTTTAACGGCGATGCCCGGAATCGAACCAAGGGAAACATAGGAGAGAAACCACTTGCCTGTCACCGCCAAAACGAGACCGAAGCCTCGGAAAAATATAATAAAGTATAAAGGAGACGTCAATTGACCTATCACTTGACAATACTATTTTACCATGTAAAATAAGCCATTTCCTAGCAATTTACTTGCAAATATCTCCCAAAATTTTACGAAAGACAATCAGCTTACCTTTTCGATAGGCTTCCGCAAATTCCAAAGCGCCTCTGCTAAGCATGCGGTAGAACTCACTTTCAGAATAGCCTAAGTCCATATAGATAGCCTTGTCTGATAATTGGATTTTCATATCCATGTACTTCTTTGCTATAACCTGCCGAACGTATGGATCCATAATGCAGTTCACAGCTCTCTCAATTTCCAAAACCTCTGCCTCTGCATCCACATGTTCGATAACCATATTCTCAGTAGCTGTGTTCTTACCAGTTAATGTCTTTGGTTCAAATGAGTAGGTCGTTGTGATCTTAGGCAAATACTCAGCGCCTGCCATTCGGACATACGAGCGATAACTCTCTAGAACGTCATATACATTTTTTTTGGTAAATTGCACGTCAACTCTTTTTAATAACCTCACAACATCGCTCCTTTATGATATAATATTTTTATCGGAATATCACAAAGGAGTCAGCTGTGCTGGCTTTTTTATTTTATTCTTTATTCGTGATCACACTACCTACACCGTTAACAGTGACCCAGCCATGCTTCTCTCTGGCTTCTGCTTCTTTCATCCGGATAAGATTATCTGTGATTGAGTCTGACTTAGCTTTGTTGGCCTTGGCCTCACCTTCTGCTTTGATGATACCTGCGTCTGCTTCTGCTTGAGCTTGAACTTTCTTGGTATCGGCTTCAACTTTAGCTTTTTCTTGTTCCTGCTTAGCAGTGTCAATTTCTTTTTGTTTTACAGATTCATTTTTGATTGCCGCCTCAATCTCATCTCCTGCATCTTGGTCTGTGATCGTGAAAGATACAAACTCTAGATCATAAGACTCAAATTTTTCCTTGAGAGCCTTGTCAATCATTTCATAAACTTCAGTACGCTTGTCACCGAGAATATCATAAATATCGTAATTACCTGTTACAGATTCAATCGCTCGCTGTACTGCTGGAGATACTACACTATCATTGACATTTTTCAAAGTCGTATAATTTGAGAAAACTGTCATAGCTTTCTCTTTATTTACTCGATACTTTACATCAATGTTAGTATTTAACCATTGACCGTCTTTTGTCTGAGTCGTTATTTTCTCCATTGTTTTTGTTTGAACAGAAGTGGAGAGAGTGTAAACCTTGTCGATAAATGGCATTTTTAGATGATATCCTGTTTGCAGGGTATTTTCTTGAACACCACCAATTGCGCTAACCTTAACTCCAACCGTATTAGCTGGGATACGTTTTACAGCCGTGAGACGAAAAATACCAAGTGAAGTAACAGCTGCAACTGTAATGATACCGCCCTTAGCAAGCTTTGTAAGTGTTGTTTTTCCTGTTTCGTGATTGTATTGTGTAAACATTGTTTTACTCCTTTTTCAAATTATTTTCCCATCAAAAACTAGTGTTATTGTACCTGTACCATCTTTGTGTTTAGATACTAAAGCACGACAATCTGAGCCCAATTCAACGCCCTCAACTGTGATACTGCGCTTTATCCTATCAACATTGATGATTGTTCCCATTAATGTTTTAATTCTCATGTTCCATCTCCTCAATAAGTATGTTGTCAATTATTTCTGGGTTCATTCCTCATCCTCCAAAAGTTCAGGGTTCTCATATACGTTGCCGATAATTATCACATCTAGGAACTCTCCATCAAGCAAATCTCCCATTTCTACAGAATCCCTATTGGTAATAGTAAAACTTCCTTGACTCCACTCGACAATACCCGTATTGACATACAAAAAATCTGTTTCGGTATAACAATCTTCAAATTGTGCAATATCCCCCTCAAAGATTTCCTTACCGTTCTTGTCTCTGAGGCCTGTTGATTGCATGAGCTTGACATCTCTAAAATCTCTCCAATACTCTCCAAAGTCATCATATAAGCGAACTCCTTCAGTGTCTATATAAATCCTATCAACCACCGACATTCTCTTACGCCAGTTATCCCACGCTCTATATTTTGGTATCATGCAAATCCTCCTCCTTCACAAAGCTACCGTCAATCCAACGGCCCTTGCGGTCTTTGATTTCTTGGTAAGCCAGTTCAAAACATTCTTCAAAATCATAACCGAGAATATTGCTGATTGATTTTAGATATTCAACCGCGAATACTAAATCATAATTAAATATTCCACTGTATCTATCATCACAATACTCGCAATAATCGATATAGGTTTCACCATAAAACGACATCACTCCACCTCCAAATCTTCGTAAAAATCAACTTTCGCAAAGTGTTTAGGGTTGATAGTAATCATTCTTTCTTCTGGTTCAATTTGAATTAGTTGGAGACAATCTATGTTGCCTCGTCCGAGCCATTCTAGCATTTTGAGAATTTGTTTGTATTCTTCTCTCACCTTGATAGTTTCATCCATATATGGATTTTGTAATCTAATATTTGTCATTTACTCTACCTCCTCAATCTCAATCCCTGGGCAATCGAAAACCCAGCCGAAGCCTGCAGCTTCTAGTTCTTTGCGGGTAAGTTTAGAATATGCTCTGCAACTGTAGAAAAAAATAGCATTCTCATCAGGATTACTCATAATGTACTGATTAGATGCTTTAATCTTAACCAGATACCTCTTCTCTTCATCGACCTCGTAGCCGTTAAGCCAAGCTCTAGCTACTAAATCAAATGGTCTTTCTTGCATAAACCATTTCCTAACTTCATCGTTCGTGAAATCAAATTCGAATAATTCTGCCACGTCTTTACAAGTTTTTCTAGCTTCCTCAATCCAATCCGCCACAAACTGCTTTACTTTGACTGGTTGCGGTTCGTCTAATTGTTTCACTAAATCCAAAACATCGTCCAAAGCAACATAAAACGTTTCTCCATACAATTTATCTAAATTTCCAATTTTCTCAATTAATTCCTTAACATTCATCTTCCAACTCCTCAACTCACCTTGTGTCTTTCCAGGTTTCCAAATTCTTGGCCATGGTTTACAAAATATGAACCAATCAGGATAGCGTCAGCTTCATCGTCTTTGACGTTCAGGTCGAATTCATCAGACACCTTAGCAACAGCCTGCAGCTTCATTGATTTTTTACTTCGATCCTTGTAACTAAACTTCCAGTACTTGCGCCATGTCGACACGTTCACGAAGTACACATTGTCAGCAATCAGTCGGCCAAGAATGATACCTGTCACAATTCCGATGCTGATCATAGACTGCTGATTTGGTCCCATGACCGAGTTCTTCTCGACCACAATCGACTCAAAATAACAGTCGTACTTCTGGAGAGCCCTTGATTGAATGGCTCGCAGTTCGCTAGCCATGAAACGCCCACGTTCAAAGAATGACTTGCTCTTATGTTTTAAGACACCACTCTGGACAAGGTCAGAGCCGTGAAACACGGCCCAGCCTGTCGCAGTAGTTGAAATGTCTAACGATAATGTCAGAGATTTCATTGTAATTCTCCTTTGATTCCACAAAGGTCGAATAGATTGCGCTTGTTGTTCTCGATGAACTCAAAGAACTTCTGGAGTTCGGCCAAGTGGCGTTTTTCTCTCTTGACTCCAAGGCTTGTATGATACTCTGTCGGCGTTTCCGGTTTTGCCTTAATGTCTAGCCAATAGATAGGTTCGAACACGTCGCCACTTGCATCAAGAGAGGTATCTGCGTCCGCATTTCTAAAAACCATCTGCATAGCATATTCAATTTTGTTTGTAATCGTGATGTTCTTATCTACGATTTCTAGTGTGATACTTGTTCCTGGGATGTCGATTTTATTTAGCATTTATTTTTCTCCTTTATGCGTGTTTTGTATTTTTGTTGATTTCTACCAGCCATTGTTCTGCAGCTTGCCGGATATTTTCCGGAGCCGATAAATTGTGCTTGCCTCTGATTTGGATAATCCGTCCTGATTGGTATTCCATAGTGAAAAACGGCTTGTCTGGTTCATCTTTTGACCTAACGAATATGATTGTTGTTTTGCCGTTCGCATGATCTTGAGTGTATCTAGCGCTGCCGACACAATGTGACAGTGCCTTCCCTTCCAAAATCAATTCTCCGGAATTATAGGCTGGTTTAAAGAGATACTGGCCTACCACTTTCTCGTATTTGGCCAAAGATTTCTGGCGCTTCTCGAACTTGCGCTGTTCAATCTCGCTCTTGTGCTGAATGAGCAACTTAACTGCATTGTCATGCGCTTTGACCAAATCTTTTGGCATGATGAGATTGTCAGTATCGATAGATACATTTAGCTCGTTCAACATGCTGATATAGTCTACATAGTAATCAAAATTAACTTTGTTTTTTAAGAACCAATTCTGGAACCTGTTCATTTTGGCAGCTTTTGGGATTTTGTTGATATCTTGATAAGTCAGGACTTTTTCAATCCCAGAAACAAGCGTGCCACCTCGTGCTTTGATGCGACGTTCTAGCTCGTAATCTCTAAAGGACCTGTCGGTATTTTTGAAAAATCGCTTATTTTCATGAAGCCATTTTTTTGTTACGACACGGCAATCAACTGCTTTTCTCACATGCCATCCGTCATATTCAGTAACATCATAAGCAAGGTCTGTAGCCATTCTCCAGGCGTTTATTTTCTGCAGGAACTCGATTTCAGAACGATATTTATACATGTGTGGCAAATGGTAGTAGCGTAATCCGGAAGAAAATTCTAAATACTTCAATTCAGAAATCTCCCGAATCTTTTCCTCCCAATTATTTTCAAAGAACACTGTCCCTGAGTAACCCCCTTGACCTGAGAAGTTAGGAGTAAGACCAGGAGCGTAGACTCCACACCTTTCGGTTAACTGTATCACCCGATTTTCGCTCATCTGTTCAAAATTTGTCAGTTGCATCCTGATAGATTGCTTGCCGTTTATATATTGCGACCAGAAGCCGTAAGATTGGATTTCAATCCGCTTGCACGTCACAAGAACAATTGCGAAACTGTGGAATTTATCATAAAAATCTAATCTGCTCGACTTTGTCAGCCGTTTTTCGATGACCATACAACCCGTCCGGTCGCTCTGAATTGTTTGAGATTTGTTAGACCATTTGATAGTCGGAATCTGCGAATAGCACCAGTCAAAGAATTTTTGGGGCGGTTTCAAACGCCCATCAATTATTTTTTGATTTTTTGTCATGCTAATTCTCCGAATAAATCGAGCTGACCGTCAATAATATTTTTCTGTTTTTTGGCTTTTTTAGATTTTGGTTTTTCAGGTTGTTGGCCGACTACTACAGTCGCATGGATAGCCTCGACCTTTTTAGTTTTGCCAGTAAAATACTTATAGACCCAGCCAAATACAGTAGAGTCGTCTACCATCGCACAAGATCCCGACTTATAGCTTTTAGCTTGATTTGCACAATATTTCAAAGCTTCTTTGATGGATTTCTTGTCGGCCAAAACTCCTTCAAAAAGTTTTTCGTCTTCTTGGTCACAAATCCAATTGTGGATAGCGTCCTCAGCTGGTCCATGGTCCTTCTTCATTTCCTCTAGTAACTTGGCCAGAGCTTTTTCTTTGATTTCATTCATTTCTAAAAAATGCGACTGCCTCTGTTGTGAGTTTGGCTAAATACGGGCAGTCGCTCGTCCAAGGTCACACGACCGTTTTTTTGACGCTTTCTAGTTCGCAGTTTTACAAGAATGCACGGCTTGTTGGTTTTTGAGTTATTTCCAAAATGGAAACAGTTGGGTTTGGTTATTTTTTATCTTTTCTGGCGTTGCTTTCTCCGGTAAAATATCCCAGCAATATCCAAACCAGTGCCATGCCAGCATCTTTAATAAAATCAATCATTCTTGTTCTCCTTTGCATTCATAACATACATTTTGGCCTACATCTTTTCCCTTGATTATTGATAAGCTACCACATTTCTCACAGTTGATTATGAAACCTAAACCTTTTGAATTGATACTGCTTATATTGTTCTCTGAGGGAGCTTTGTAAATAATCAATGCTGATGTATGCCAATATTTACCACTGACGCCACTGTCAGCAACTGCTGACACATTTGATTGAAACTTGATGTCAATCAACTTAATGTCTGGATTTTCGGCAAGCCAGCTATTTATTTGATCATCAATCGCCTCGTCACTTGGGTAGTCGGATGATAGAAATACTGTTTTAATCATTTTATTTCCTCACTTTTTTCAAACTTAATAATTACTTTCAATCCAGTCACTTGCTGGATTTCTTCGTCTGAAGCACCTTCTTTCAGCAACTTCAGCGCAACATCTTCCAAGCTACGAAATGATCCGACATACTCGTCACATTCTCTGCACGTTTCGCAATAATCTGGCTCTTCGTAGCTATCTAGCGTGTACCAGCCACCAAGATGACTTTCGTAGAGATGAATCATCAGATTACCTCCACGCGTCGGGTCAACGCTTTCGATTTGCAGTATTCACAATGACCACATGGTGTTACCCATTCTTTACCTTTTTTAACATCGTCAAGACGCTTAATAAGCATAGATAACTCAGATAACTCGTAATCAAGTTTTTCCTGAGATTGAAAAACAATCGCTCGGGTATCAGGAGTAGATTCTTTAGTCACGGCATAGATAACAGGGGTAAACTTCTTGCCATACTTCTCTTCTAGCATTTTCTTATACACTGCCATCTGCAAGATATATCCCCAAGCTTCAAACCAGCGGACCTGAATATTTCGTCCGCTTGCTTCATCCTGAACCCAGACCTCGCTATCAATATCTGATTTTGTGGTCTTAATGTCTACGAAATAGCCTTTTTCGACATTGAGGCAGTCAATCTTGCCTTTAAATTCCACTCCTTCGATTTTGCCTGTGACAGCAACCTCTTTCTGGCCGACGTAACACTCCATAAATTCCTTGTCAGCTTCCAATCGCTCAATCATGCGCTGGCCAACCAGAAAGTCAGCTTTTAACTGACCTTTGGTTTTCCCAGCTTTTGAAATCATGGCATCCGCATTTTCATCCATGAACTTTTTATGTGCTTCTGGACTTTCAAAATAGCTATGAACCATGTTTCCGACCAAGAGGGCTGTGTTGTCTCTTTGGTCTTCCCATTCTCCTTCTAGCTCCGCTAATGCCCGTGCTTCGCACTCCCTAAATCGCTTGTATTGCGAGATAGACCAGTAGCGACGTGCGGAATCTACTGAGTAGTAATCTTCTCCAAGTAAATCCATTGTCATTTCATCTCCACCTTTACTGATTTTGTTTGTGGCTCAAATTGAACGCCGTGAGCATTGAC